TTCCCGTCGCGCCCGGCTCCCGCTATAGCGCCCGCCTTCGCCGCCGTAGCTCAGTGGTAGAGCGCATCCTTGGTAAGGCTGAGGTCGGCAGTTCAATCCTGCCCGGCGGCACCATTCTTCCTAGGGGAGTTGGGATAACCTCATCCCACTCCCCACCGGAAAACCCCCGAGAACGAATCCAAAACCCCGCAAACAATGTGGGGGAAATCGGGGGAGCGAGTTCCGCTGACGTTCCCAACCCCTACTTGATCGAAGGCCCCGCGCTGATCTCGTTCAGCGGCGGCAGGACGTCGGCCTTCATGCTCTACCAAATCCTCCAGGCGCATGGCGGGACGCTACCGCCTGACGTCGTGGTGGCCTTCGCCAACACCGGCAAGGAGCGGGAGGAAACGCTTCGGTTCGTCCATGAGTGCGGAAGCCGATGGAACGTGCTGATCCGGTGGGTCGAGTGGCGTGACGATCCGGAGAAGTTCGCGGAGGTCGGTTACAACTCCGCGAGCCGGGCCGGGGAGCCTTTTGCCGCCCTGATCGCCCGGCGCGGCTTCGTCCCGAACAGCGTCAGTCGTTTTTGCTCCGTCACGCTGAAGGTGCGGGCCATGCGCGAGTTCGTCCGCGCCGAGTACGGCTGGAAGAAGTGGGTGAACGTCATCGGCCTGCGCCACGACGAGGGCCACCGGGTTCTGAAGGCGCTTGCCCGTAACGACAGCAACAAGGAGCCGTTCAAGGCGGCCATGCCGATGGCGAAGGCGCGCCACACCGAGCGGGACGTCTTGGCGTTCTGGGCCGAACAGCCATTCGACCTCGGGCTCATGTCTTACGAGGGAAATTGCGACCTGTGCTTCCTGAAGCGGCGCGGGAAGCTGCTCCAGATCATCCGCGATAACCCAGGCGTAGAGGACTGGTGGATCGCGCAGGAAGCCGCCGCACACGGCGCCCGATCGGCTGCCGCCGCGCAGTTTCGCGAGGGCGATCCCTTCACACTCATCGCGCGAGACGCCCGCTCGCAACGGCTGCTCCCGTTCGATGAAGCATCCGACGAGTACGACGCCGAATGCGGCCTGTGGTGCGGACCAGAGGAGGAAGCCGCATGACCCCCCATCCTAGGAAGGTGAGATGAGCGAGAACCTGACCCCCACAGACGAAGAAGTGGAAGCGGTTGCGGCTGCGATTGATCGAGCGCGCTGTGCTGGTCGCGAGGGGCCTTACGGCGGGTACGACTATTCGGGCTACGGCGTGTCCAAACCGTACGTCGTGCGCGACTTCCGCGACCCAGCATCGGATGCCTACGGTTCGGCCGTATTCGAATCCGACGACCGATCTGAGGCCGAAGCCGTGTTTGAGCAACTGACGCAGTCACACATCGCCCGCGCCGCCATCGAAGCGCTTGATGCCGTTAGGGGGAAGGCGTGAGCATTCGTGAAGCCCTAGCCCGCTGGCTTGCGCCCGAGGCATTCCGCATCGTCGAGCGCTACCACTACCAACGAAGTTGCATGAGCGAGGCTTACCGCTGGCTGGCCGAGTTCCCAGACGTGTGTGCGACTATCGAGTGGCTCAGGGTCTCCGAACAAAACCACTTCCGCGCGTTGGGCGAAGATGCGTTTGAGGCCGTCCCCGGCAAGCCGTGGATTTGGTGGATTAGCGATTTTCGCGAGCACCTGCGAGAGCAGCGTCGCGAACCACCCCACCCCCAGCAGGGAGATAGCGAGTGAGCGAGGAAGAACTTTCCGAACTGCGGCGCCGAATCGAGCGGCTTGAACAGGCGCTCTTCCCGCTGGAACGGCCGATGCCATACCAGCCGCTTCAGCCCGCCCCATACCCCTGGGGACACAGCCAGAAGTGTGCTGTTTGCGGCATCTTGCTAGGCCCCGCCATGGGCTACGTTTGCCCGCACAATAACTGTCCAACCGGCCTAGGTGGCTAAACGTCATGACCCCCAACCCCGGCTCCCCCGAAGCCCTGGAAGAGGGCTGCACCTGTCCTGTGCTGGATAACCGTCACGGAGAGGGGATCATGCTCAAAGGCGAGCGCGTGTTCTGGTTCAACGCCCGGTGCCCGGTGCATGAGAGGGAGGAAGGGGGTGGGGGACTATGCTGAAATGGCACGCCAGGAAGAGGCCGAATACTGGCGCCGTGAAGAGGAGCGCGCCTACTGGAAGGCCATGGAGGACGCGCACTGGGCTGAGCAGGAAGAGGCTTATTGGCGCGATCAACTGCAAATTCACGCCGTTGCAGTCTACCACGGAAGCGACGCCCCATGACCGACGCCCAACTCCTATACGACGCCTGCCTGAGAGCGGAGAGGCGGATCGAAGTGGCCACGGCGCGCGAAACGTCGCAGCCGACTAAACAGGCGCTGATGTTGTTTGGTCTCAGCATCATCCAAACCCTCCGCGAAGAGATCGGCCGGGGGCTTGCTGAGAGGGAGGGCGGGTAGGTGGAAGATGAGCTGTCAGAACTGCGGCGTCGCGTCGAGCGGCTTGAACGGGCGCTCTTTCCTCTGGAACGTCCAATGCTTCCCTCGCTCGTCGGGCAGGGCAGGTGCTCGGTGTGTGGCATCGAGTTGGGTCACGCTATGGGTTACGTCTGCCCGCGAAGCGACTGCCCGACTGGATTTCGCAGATAAGCCTGAAACGGAAATGGCCCCACCGAAGCGGGGCCACCCTGAGCCGGGGCCGAAGCCGCGACGTAGTTGTCTCAACACCAACTCGCTAGCGTAATCGGCCCCAAATTTCAACCCTGTTCTGCTACCGGACCCGCCGAAATGACCATGATCCAGTCCATCCGAGCCCGTCTAGGTCCAAGGTACGCGATGAAGTCGGATCGGGAGATCGGGCATATCGTCAGGGCTGTGCTAAGCAAGCCGAACCTTCAGGACATGGATGCAATGCTGGCGGCTATTCGCGGTTATGCGAAGACGCCGGCCGACGCGAAGGCGCTCGAAGCGCTGCGATCCCTTGAAGGGGGCGAAGGCGGTCTGCTTTCGGATCAACTAACCGCGTTCAACGCGCTTCGGATTCGGTACGCCATGATCGACGCGCTGGCGAAGGAGGTTGAGGGGTGATTGAACGCTGCCAATGGTTCAGCGATCCAGAGATCGGCCTCTGGCACCTTCCTGGCTGTTGGGGCGCCGTGAATGGCGGACCTGAGTGCTGCTATTGCGGGCCTGATGAAGAATCGACTGATGACCGGATCGCGGCGCTGGAGGGCCAAGTTCGTGAGCTTTCGTCCCTTCTCCGCGCCTCACTCAACCAGGGAGGGGAGTAGCTGCGGGCCTAAGGGGTTGAGCCGCCCCAGCCTTCGATATCGTCCCAACCTTCGCGCATAGAAATCTCCCGCCGCAGCTACCTCCCCCACTATAGCGGAGGGATGGGGGCGGGGGAATCCCTAGCGGCACCCCTTCGTGCTGGCCTCCAGTTCGACAATGTAGCCGTCGCGCTGTTCGCGGCCGATCAGGAGAAGGCGGACGCGTTCGGCGAGGTTCGCGGCGCCCTGGAGCGCGGCGGGGGTGTCGGCGAGGTCAGGCTTGGCGGGCAGAGGCGCGGCGCACGGGACGGCGACCGGAACCTTGATCTCGACCGTTCGGACCTCGGGCTCGCGCGGCGTGGCGCAGGCGGTGAGGGTCAGGGCGAAAAGGCTTGCGATCAAGGGGCGCATCACGTTGGTTCCTCGTCGTCTTGATACTCAGGTGGCAGGTCGGGCAGCGGCAGGGTCTGCCCCGCCAAGACGTGGCTACAATCGTTCAGGAACTGCACTTGGCCATCGGTGATGAACGTGTGGCAGGCGGTGCATGTGAAGTTCGACTTCGTGCCCGTACGCGCCTCGAAATCACACCAGCAGTTCCCCGGCGCCCCGCCCCTCGCGTAGTGACCGCTCCTGACCAACACCGAAGGCGTGAAAGTCGGACGTTCGTAGTCGCCGTTAAAGCTCCACGCTGCGGAACCCTCCACGACGACGCCATGGATCTTCTCGCAGCCCTGGCACCAATAGTGCAGGCCGGCGCGGCCCTCATGTTTCCAGCGGCGGAACTTGCTTGAAACCTGCATCATCGCGCTCCCACAATCAGCCGATCCGCCTCGGCGCACGCATCCGGCCCGAGCCTGACGCCCCGCAGACGCTCGATCTCCCGCCTATGGCTTTCGGCCACAACGCGGGCGCTGCGCACGGCCTTGGCGCTCTCGGCTACCCTGGCCTCGCTTTCCTCGCGAAGCCGCCCCACGGCCTGATTTTGGGCCGCTATCGAGGCCTCCAGCGTGGAGCGGGACCGCTGGCAGGTTTGAAGCTCTCCCCTCACCTTCAACGTCTCAGCCTTCGCGGCCTTAACGTCTTCTCTCAGCCTCTCAATCCTAGCCCCCGGCCCGACGACAGGCGTCACATGGTAGAGGCCAACGACAATCGCCGCTGCTAGGGCGTAGCCTGCCAGGGGGGTGAAGGAGAACGGGATCATATCATTGCCTTGTGAATCCAGCTCATGAGGAGCTTCCCGGCGGCGATCATCAGCCAGGCGATGATCTTGATGGCGACCACCACGCCGATCAGGACGCCGATGAGGACGGCCAGGATTTCATCCGTGGTCACGCCGCGACCTCCCGCGAAGGATCGACACCACGCCACGGACCCCACGGTTGAGACGTCTCCGCAGGCGGCTTCGCGCACGACGTAGCGACGCACGCCACGGCGCACGCCAGCAGAGCCAGGAGGCGAAGACGCCGACCAGAAGCCCTTCGGTGAAGAACGGGAGGGGCCACATCAAAACCCCGCCCGGCAGTGGACCAGCAGCAGGCAGAGCGCGAGGAGCACCTTCATTGCCGGTCCCCTCCGTCGTCGCTGTAACGGTCGCGGATTGTGAGCATACTGACGAAATTCAGGTCGGTGATCACCCCGCTCTGGACGGTCATGAGGACGGTGCCCCACCACCAGCCCGTCAGGGCATGCTTGGCGTACCCCTCGACCGTTCCCCACGGGAGGCCGCACCCAACCTCGACCATCGAAATGACATCGATAGGGCCGATCTTGGGGGAGTCGTGAACCTGCCGGCGATGGGTGTGGCCTGACACAACCGGGACGGTGCTTTCGTTGGCCGCCCGCTGGGGTCCGGTCTTGCCGCCGAACGCCCGCCCTGCCCCGTTGACAGGGTGATGGGTGAAGGCCACGCCCTCGACATAGAACAGCTCGCCATAGGGCCGGGTCCGCCAGCCGAATTGCGCGAAGGTCTGATCCCGCTCGCGCGTGTAGGTTCCGACCGCCTCGGGATTGGCGTTCTCGAAGCGCTCCAGGCGATTCTCGTGATTGCCTAGGACCACGTCCAGCTTGGGCCGGTAGTCATCCGCCATGCCCCGGCGCCACGCCTGGTGGGAGGCTGTCAGGTTGTCGAGATCGTCCCTGATCTTCGGCTTGTAGCGCGCGGCCTCGGTTGAGTTGTCGTCATGGGCGTTGACGCTGTCGTTGGTCGACCAGTCGCCAATCTGGATCACCCGCTCGGGGCGATGCTCGCTCGCCATCCGACCCAGCCACGTCATGACGTCCAGCCGGTCGGGGTGACGGGGGTCCTGGTGTAGATCCCCGATCACCAGCAACCGTTGCGCGCGACCCGATGGGAGCACGGGAACCGGCGCAATGGCAGGCTGCACGACGGACAGCGGGACGGGCTGCTGGTAGCGTTGGGGGCGGTAGAGCGACCAGTCCGGTTCAAACGCGGGCGGGAGCTTGTAAGCGGCGGTCGTAAACGCAGCGACCGACGAGAACTCGCCCTCTTGGACGGACTCCTCCGCCGCTGCGATGATCGCCCCAGGACCGGAGCCAGCCATTCCTCTTGGCCGGTAGCCTTCCCGAAGCTTGGCCTCGATGCGGTCTCTGACGGATTGGAAGGACCGCGTCCCCTCCTCTTGACGGGCCGGTTGGGGCATCAGAGCGCCCCCTCGGGAATAGCCTTCATGCAGGCTGCGTGGCTTTCCAGTCGGCGGGTCCAGAGGCCGGGGCAGACGCGGTTCCCCGGTCGAGAGCAATCCACCTTGCCAGCGTACTTGTAGAGGAGGATCGCGTCGCAGGCGCCCTTGTAGTCCGCCGCCTTGAAGCGCCGGCACATGCTGGACCGCTTGTAGGCCCCTGGCCCTCCGATGTTGTAGGCGAGGTCCACTTGCTCGGAGACGTAGCGATCAAAGGCTGGCGTGATGCTGTCGGGCATACAGTCGATGATCGGCGCGCCGTTCTTGAACAGCGCCTGCGCCTGCATGTGGGCGCATTCGTCGGGACTATAGACGCGACCGAGAACAACCCCTTCCGTCACGCCCATGCAGACGGTCGGCTTGGCCGCGCCGTGAACCGGGTCCTTGTAGGCCTTTTCCTTGTAGCCCTCGCGCACATAGAGGGAGCCGCCGCCGACAAGGATCGCAATGCCCGAGAACAGGACGGTAAGCTTTCGGGTGACAATTGCGGCGCTCATTGCGTCGCCTGCGAGCGCGAGCGCGGCGACGATCGTCCCCGCAACTCGTCTTTGATATCGGCCAGCTGCGCGCGGGTGTGCCGCGTCTCAATCTCGAACGTCGAGACCACATGCTTGATCTCGCTCGTGAGCTGTTGGCCCAAATGGCTGACGGCCGACGCGAGCCCATCCACCGCCTGCGCCGACTTCTGCGCCTCGGTGGCGACGACCCAGACGCGCTTGATCTCGTCTTTGAGGTCGTTGATTTCCGTGTTGTTGGCTTCCACCTTGCCATTAAGCTTGCCATAGCCGACGAAGGCCCCGGCGACTGTGGCGCCGAACCCCAAGACGCCGACCACGGCCCCGATTGCAGTTGCTAGGTCCATGGCCGACCCCCTGACAGTTCCAATTCGCGTTGAGGCGTGAGACAATGGCCCCCGTGAAGAGGGACTGGACCGACGCCGAATTCGTGGTGCTTGACGAGCACTACCGGCCAGGAGAGCGCCACCGCGACCGCAAGCTGCGGCGATGGGTCTTCACCGGCCGCCGCGATGCATGGGGTCGGCCGCTTTGGTACCGCCGCCCGATCCTGAATCGATGGCAGTACGGCGCGGCGCTGCTTTGCGCCTTCGCCCTCCTGATCGCTGTGCTGTCCGCCTTCGAACCGCATGGCTAGTTTCTCGGTTGGTTGGCCATGCCAGACGCCGCCTGCGCTGCGCCTGTGCCTTGCATTCGACGGATCACGTCTTGCGCGGCGCCCCTGACGCCTGCGGCCTCCATGTTCCGCAAGACTTCCGCCAGACGGGCCTTGTCCGGGTTGGTGAGCACTGAGGCGATGGTCTCGGCCACCGGCTCGCTCATCGGGCTTTCCATGCCCATGCGGCGGATGGCTTGAATGAGCGCGAGCGGATTCCCGCCTTGGGCGACACCCGTCAGCGCCAGTCCCGCGCCCTCAAGCTGCGGGTCAGACGGCTCCATGACGTTGAGGATTTGCTTGGCCGTGGTCGAGTTGCCGAACGCCGCCTGATTGGTCGAGAACATCGCCTTCTCGTTCTCAAGCGTCGTGATGAATTTCGAGAAGGCCTCTCGCGTCGGGAACAGTTCCTTGAACCTGGCCAGTTGGTTCGGCTTCAGGAGTCCTGCCTGGTTGGCGGCGTCGAAGGTGACGTTCGCGTTCCCGAGCTTGGTCTGGAGTTCCTGTAGCGCGCCCAGGCGCACCATCTCCTGTTCCGACGGCGTCATCTCACCAAGGCGCTTGCCGATGGTGTAGGCGTCCTCTCGAAGTAGAGCCCGGCCCTCTTCCAAGGCATCCCGCATGGCCGTCGGCCCGGCGAAGGTCTCGCGCGCCACCTTGTAGTCCGGGTTCAGGCCGTCCAGCTTGGCGACAAACCGTTGCAGGTAGCCCTTGATGGCGCCCTGTTCGTTGACCCCAATTCCCTGGACCTTGCCCTCCTTGATCAGGTCGTCGAGGCCCTGCTTCATGAGATCCAGGGTTCGCCAGTCCAGGGTCGCGTTCGACGTCAGGCGCTGGGGAAGAGGCTGGATAACCTCCGTCCCATCGGGAAGGGTCACGAACTCCTTCTCAGAGATTGAGCGGGCGCGTTCGTAGGCCTTTTTGAACAGGGGCGAACCGGCGAAGTCGCGGAACTCCCCAAGGTCTGCCGGCGGCGCCTGATAGGCCTTGGCGTAAGCCGGTCCCGCCGTCGCCTTTCGCGTCGCCAGCAACGCATCGGCGGTCTCGTTGTAGCCACGCCCACCGACGCCCAGCCCTTCGGCCGCCTCATCGGTGATCCGCAGCGACGACGGGCGAACGTCGTATTCGCCGGTGTCCTTGTTGAACACGCCGCGCTGACGGGGCGACAGGTTCGCCTCTGCGATGGTCGATCCCTTACCGGGCCGGTTGATGGCGGCGCGCATGAGGTCTTGCGCGGCCGGGCTCACGTCGGCCAGGACGCCATGGGGGCCAAGCGCCTCGACCCGCGCAATCGCTTCACCCGGCGTGGTCTTGCCCCGCTCAAGCGCCTTGGCGATGCGGACATAGGCGTCGTCGACTTCGGAGGCCCGGGCGCGCAATTCCGGCTGCATGGCCGTCGCCATCTGGCCTTCCATGGTCGCGCGTTCGGCCGCCGGGGCGTCTCCACGCAGCGCCCGCGCAATTCGCTCCGCCTCCGCCGAAGCGCCCCCTTGGACAGCGCGCTCACCTCGGATGGCGTCGATCACCCGACCACCCGTCGCACGCCACCCCTGGCCAGCCGCATGAGCGGCGACCGGGAACGTGCCTCCGGCGAGACCGCCAAGGACCGCGCCCCCGCCCGCGCCCTTGAGTCGGCTGGGATCGGTCCAACTGCCCTGACCGGAGCCGTAGCCGTGAATGGCCCCCAGACCCGCGCCCTCGACCGCCGCGGCACCGGAGCGCATGAGCAGTCCTGCGTCCGCCCCAACCGCCGCCGTTGACAGCGGGGAGAGCACGCGAAGACCGGCAATCGTGCCGCCGATGGCGCCTCCGACTTGAAGCGACGGCGAGAGGACGGGGTTTTCCTGGTCGTACTGCTGATCGGTGAGGGTCTGAAGGCTCTTGGCCGCGTCGTATCGCGCCTGCCAGTCGCCCGCGTCCCCGATCTCCATGTTGGGGTCGTAGCCGGCCAGTTGTTGCACCATTCCTGGTGCGTTACGCAGCATAGGCTCCATAAATGGTGCAACGGTCGCCGCGGTCGCCGCGTTGGCCTCGTCGGCGAAGGCTCCAAGCGCGGGGACGCCCCGGGCGAACGCCCGCACGCCGCCCGTGATGGCGTCCATGACGTTGTCGACGTCATTCTGCGGCTGCTGCTGCACGAGGCCTTGCGGCGTGACGTAGAATTCACCCGCGCCCGGTACGTCCTGCGGCGAGCCCTGCGCCTTGGGGAAACGGGCGCTCCCCGGCGGCTGGCGTGGGTCGAGGCCGCCCGCCGCGTTCAATTGCTGGTAGGCCTGCGCCTGCGCCTCGGGAAGCGGCTGGCCGGTTTGCGCGTCCGTCGGCTGGAATTGACCGGCCAGGAGGCGGGCCAGTTCGTCATCCGACATGTTTTCGTAGCCGGTCTGCTGCATCATCGGATCAGCCCCAGGTCACGGGCGCGCTTCTGCTGCTGCGGCGTCAGGGGGATTCCGCGCTTGACCGCCTCCGCCAGACCGGCGTCGGGGGTTCCGGGTTGGAAGTTGGGCGTAACCTGCGGACGTCCGGGTCCCGGGGGCGGTTGGCCCCCCGGCGTCGGCATCTGACCCGCCCACCCCATCTGTTCCGCCAGCGGCGCCGGGAACACGTACTTGCCGAAGGTGCCGGGGCCGTACAGTTCCTCAAAGCCCGGTTGCAGGCCCATGAGGCGCGAGCGATAGACGTTGTCGGCGTTGCGGTAGAGCTGTTCCGCGATGGTGTAGAGCTTGTTCCGCATCGCGGGGTCGAACGCACCCTGCGAGGTGACAAACTGCTTCCAGGTGTCAACCGTGCCTTGAAGGCCCATGGACTGCGCTAGCGTGCGGATATCCTCGCCGCGGACCACGCCCTCGTCGATCAGCCGTTGCAGGCCGTTGACGATCACCACATCGCCGGGGCCGTTCTGCTGGGCAAAGCCCGTGCGGACGGCTTCGAAGTTCTTCTTCACCTTCAGCGCGTCGTCCACGACCGTCTTGGCCATGTCGCGGTACTGCTGCGACCCGGCGATGACGTTCTGGATGTTGCGCGGGTCTTCCTTCCCGCCGGGGATTGGGGTCTGCGAGAGGTTCCCGGGTCCGCCCTGGTACTGATAGCCAGGGGCCGGGGCCTGTGTGCGGAACGGATCGTTTTGACCGCCCGGGACGTAGGTTTCGCGGTACGGCTGGCCCGGGTCGGACGCCACCTGCTGGCCGGTCGGGGGCGTGATGACCGGCTTGATGTTGTTGTAGGGGTCGACCGCCACGATGGTTCCGCGCGGCCCGGCGATCCCCGCCTGATCTGCGGGCATGTTCCGAGTCATCGCTTGCTGCGGAACCGGGATCATGACCGGCGGGCCGCCCTGCCCCGGCGTCTCCGGGACGTAGAACTGCACCCCGTTCATTTCGACGATCTTGGCCGGAGCGGGCTGGCTCATCTTCTGGCGCAGTTTCATCGCCTCCGCACGGCCCTGTTCGAAGGTCTGCGGATTGGCCAGAAGGTCGCGGACGTACTGCACCTCCTCGGGGCGTGGCTGGTACGTCGGCCAGGACTGTTGAGGCGGGTTGCCCCCCGCTGCGGCTTGGGCAAGCTGTGCAGCGGGGGGCGCTCCGGCGGCCGTCGGAGAGCTTTCCGGCGCGGGAGAGGGGGGCGGCGGGACTTGCGGCGCAGGCATCATGCCCGGCTGCATCGGCCCGTTCATGGCGAGTTGGGTCGGGCGCTGCTGGTTCTGCAGACGGTCGAGGTTGCGCATGACCTTGTCGGCGTGCGCGCGCGTGTCCGGACCCCAAATTTCTTGGTTCGGGCCGCCGTGATAGTAGAGCGCGGCCATGCGAGGATCGCCGCCGTAGCGTTCCAATCCTTCCTGCATGTAGGCGCGGCCAAGCTGGTCCTGATAAGCGGCGGCCTCCGGCGAGGTCCCGGTCATCATTTCCGGCCGCCACGGGACGCCGATCTTCTCAGCCATCGCCCTGGCTGTGGCCGGGAGCATCTGCGACAGGCCCTGCGCTTGGCCGTACCGCGTGGGTTTACCGAGAACGCCCGGCCTGCCGCCGCTCTCCTGTTCCACCATCGCCGCCCACAGCAGGTCCGCGTCGGCGCCCTGACCTTGCGGGGCCGGGTTCGACGCGGGTTGCGCCATCGGGGGAAGTTGACCCTGCACAATGGGGGCGGCGGCTTGCGGCCCTGGAGCTTGGGGTGCGGGTTCCGGCTGCGGCTGTGGCATCTGAGGTTGGTTGCCGTACCCCGGAAGCCCTGACAGAAGCCGTTCGGTTTCCGCCATGCGGTCCGCCTGGATGGCCCCAAGCGTGGCGTCCTGCGCTTTGTCTGACCCGCGCTTGAGGATCGCCGTGGCCAGGAGCTTTGCGCCCAGCTCGACCGGGCTCTTGATGTTCTGGCCGCCTGACTTGGCCATGTCCGACAGCGCGTCCGTCAGATAGCCGGAGCGGCGGATAAGCTGCGTCGTCTGCGGCCCATAGCGAAGGGCCGTGGCGAGGTCTTGCGGGGAGACGAGAGACGCCATTTACGCCGCCTCCATGTCGAGACCTGCGTAGTTGACGGCCAGGAAGCCATCGGCGCCCCTCACGACCAGATCGGGACGAACCTTGCGGACTTCCTGCGCCATGACGCCGATGCGGACCACGCCCTCAGGATCGTCGAGGTAGCGGAAGGCCCACACCCCGACCCCGTCCGCGCGGCGGCGGATCAGGCGCTTTTCGGTCTTCAGCCGTTCGTCCGACGCCATGATGGCCGACGAGCCGAGCGAGAACAGGCCGCCCAGCGTGCCGCCGTAGCTGCCCATCTTGGCTTGGTAGGCCGCGTTCTGCGCCTGCTGGTTCAGGGCATAGGCGCCCAGGACGTCGGTCGGCGCGACCTGCGTAGGGGAGTAGTTGATGCCCTGTGGCATGCCCACCTGGCCAAGCGAGAGCAGTCCGGTCAGTTGGTTGATCGGCTGGTTCTGGACATAGGCGCGCTCTTGCAGGCCCTGGTTCCGAGCCTCGTTGCCGAACTGCGCATTGGCCATCTGCGCCTGTAGCGCCGCCAACTGCTGCTGGTACTGCTGCGCCTGCGCCTGATTGGCGAACTGCGCCTCGCCCATGTTCTGGGAGTAGTCCTGCCCGGCGGTCTGGTTGTTGAACGCCGCCTGACCCATGTTCTGCTGGTACTGCTGGCCAACCGCGTCGTTGCGGAACTCGCCTTGCGCCAGTTGCCGGCCGAACTGCCCCTGCGCCGCCGCCTCGCCCTCGCGGATCGAACCGAAGATGGCCTGATCGTAGGCGTCGGTGCGCCCGCGCTCGAACTCGGCCATGGCGTCCTTGTAGCCCTGGCTGTTCTGGCTGAATCCCTGGTTCACAAGCCGCTGTCGGGCCTGCTCCTCAGCCTGCGCAAAGCGGGGATCGAGACGCGACGCCGCCTGACGATAGGTCGCCTCACTGGCCGCAAGCCGGGCCATGCCAAGGTCGCCGCCGACGTCCTGCTGAAGCTGGCCGCCCGGGTCGAAGCTGTATTGAAGCTGACCGCCCTTATCGAACGTGTTTCGGATTTGGCCCGGTTGCAGGCCCGACATGTCGATGCCGCCCGAAAGCTGCGGAAGTCCCTCCGTCGAAAGCGGCGTCTGCAACGCCCCCTGGACGCGACCCAGCTGGTCGTAGGCGATGTTCGTGGCGCCAAGCTCGGTTCGCTTGCTGGCGTCGTAGATGTCCTGTTCCGGCTGCGACAGCGCCGTGACCTGCCGATAACCACCCGGAGCGGTCGGGTCGGCCTCGTACCTCACGGACCCTTGGGGGCCGGAGGTATTAATCATGTTCAGGCGCTGTTGCAGTTCCGCCGTCTGTTGGTTCGCCTGCGCCTGCGCATTGGCGGTGACGACCGGATCAGGCGGCTTTGGAGCTTTGGGCTTTCCCATTCTGCCTCTCGCGGGCCTCGCGTCGGTCAGAGGGGCTATCCACGACCCATTTGGTCGCCAGCCATTCGCGCTTCAGAAGCCGGGAGATGATCGCGTCATCGTCCCCGAACCCTTCCGTCGCGACCCCTTCTCTTCGGAAGCCGAACTTGTCGAGGAACCGCCGCGCGCTCGTCGCTTTACGCGGTGTTACAGCGGTCAACCGACGACAGCCTATCTGATCGAAGGGGTATCTCAGTAACTCGCATATGATGGGCCGCGTCAGCCACTTCGCACTGGTCGCCGCGAACGACACCTCGAAGCTTGGGCAGTCCGGATCGTAGTTGTGAAAGACCACGCCCGCGATCAGCTCGCCGTCGTTGTTGAGGACCCCGGCCGCCTGACACTGGCCAAATGGAAGGCTGGCCGGATCGCGCTCAAGCCGCCTGCGGACGTAGGGTATCTGCCAGCCAACCCAGAACGAGACTTCGTCGCTGTGGCCCCAGAGCACCCTCATAGCGGGCCGCCCGGGTTGAACATCAGATCCCAGCCGACGCAGCGGACCGAGACGTCAAGCGGGAGGTTGGGGCGCGTCAGGACGTTGTCGGTCCCGCCCGGCCCCACCAGGAGCAATTCAGAGAGATCGGAGGTGACCGCAACCCGGTCCGTGTCGTCTTCCCCGGTCAGGGCGAACCGCATGCGGGGTGCGAAAACGTACCCGACGGCGCCTGCCGCGGTCCACTCGTCGCGGATGGTGGTTTCATCGTCCGACGAGATATCGCCCGGCTGCACGAGGTTCTGAATCGAGGTCGGGATCGTGGTCTTGTCGTAGTCGGCGACGACGTCCAGAGCGGGCCTGACGATGGATGGCGCGTAGAGCAGCGCGCGGACCATCGTAACCTGTTTGGTCGCCGTTCTGTTGCCGAAGTCGGAGAAGGCCGGAAGGACGTCCGGGACGATGGGCTGGCCATTGTCGCTGGCCCCGATATCCCAGCGATACACCCCCACGGGGCCGCCGAAATAGACCTGCCCATTGGCCGTCCCCCAGCAAATCGCACTGAGGCCCGTGAACCGACACCACGCCCCGGAAGACGTGCGGACGTACTGCATCGCAGAGACGCCCTCTTCCGTCGGGACATTTATGATCATCATGGAGCCGCGCCCGGAATAGTGGGTCGCCTGCCAGCCGAAGAGGGCGCCGTAGCTGCTGGACGCATCCGCGAACGCCGTGGCCACCTTGGCGCTCAACATCTGCGGCTTCTGGTCCGCCCGGCTGTAGGCCAGCGCGATAGACAGGGGCAACACCCCCTCTTCCGTGATGATGCAGAGTTCGCCTCCGTCTCGAATAAGCGGGCGGTCCCCGACGGGTCTCGCAAAGTCATAGACGCCGACAAGGGACCAGTCGTTGGCGTCGCCCGGGTTCGATCCCTGATAGACTGCGGCCTGACCCTCGGTCGTGACGTACACGGCCAGGTCATCGGCGCCGCCCGCCCCGTTATCCCGGGACCATGTGGCCATGCCCACGAGGTTGCCCCCGCTGGTCAGGACCGGGCCAAGGTCGAGGAGGTTTGAGGCGCCGGCAATCGAGGCGACAGGCAGATACCAGACCCGGAGGTTGGACTTCTCACCCCAATGCAGCCGCCCCTTGTGCGCCATGACGAACTTGAGGTTCGCGTCCGACAGCGTGATTGACCCCGACGAGCCGGTGATCGCGTTGGTCGAGATGGCCGACCCGTCGTACTTGATCGGGGTTTGCTCCCCATTGACCATGAGGGCGTATCGGCCCGCGTCGTTGGCGTAGTTGGTCCAATTCCAGCGGGCGGAGGCTGCGGAGCCGTAGAGGGCGGACGGAAGCCCCCCGGAGGTCGTGGCGTCGTAGATGGCCGACCCGGCGCAAGCCAGGATGGTGTCACCCGCGCCCCCGGCGTAGGTCACGATGGTTTCGACCGGGTCGGTCGTGCCAGTGACGTGGTCGATGTGGCCCCGGCGCATTTCGATGTACGAACCGCGCGGAATCCAGTTGTCGAGGATGACGGCATAGGTCGACTTCATGGCCGACAAGGCGTCTTCCGTGTTCCACCCCTGGACGGGCGCCGGGAGGGCGCGCGGAACCGCCGTCTGCACCTTCCCCGGGTTCTGTCTGACGGCGCGTCTCATGCGATTACGACGGCCAGTTGCCTTCCGGGATATTCGCCCGCCAGATCGGCTCGCCCACGGGCGGCCCGGAAATGTCGAGGGCGCCGGAGCCAGCATCGTCGCCAAGCGCTAGGCTGACGGCGCGCTCGTAGGTCTCCATGTCCTCGGCATAGTCGAGGCCCTTGGCCTGCTTCCACCGCCAGCGGAGACCGAGTTTCAGAAGCTCTTCGTCCAGATAGGACGTGTCGTCATCGGCGGTGAACATCGCCTTGGGCTGGTCCGCCGACGACTTGGCCCAATAGGACGAAATGTATTCATACGCGATGGTCTCGCCCGCTGGCGGAACCGGGTTGATCAGGAAGCTGCCCTGCCGCTCCCGGAAGGCCAGATATGGCGCGGTGAGCTGCGGCCAGACCTGCGCCGCCTGATACTGCTGCGGCGTGAGCGGGCCGGTCAGCTTGCGGTTCGTCGACCGATTGAAGAACGAGTCGGGCACGAACCGGCGAAGGTCGGCCGGAATGGGCGTGTTGGTCTGTTCCTCGGCCGCGACCGTGATGAATTCATGCTCGGCTTGAAGGGACTGCCAGCCTGCGGGAGACCCTGCCTTGGACAGCGACTCGGCTTCCTCGACCAGGAGCGCGAACATCTGCTGCACGTTGCGGTCTGGCGACGTCACAACGATGCTGGGCTGCGTCAGCGAGAGACGGCCCATCACGCTCTGAACGATGGACAAGACGGTCATGCGTCAACCTTGCGGCGGGTGTATTTGCGCTTGGGCGCGGGTTCGTCCGCCGGGGTGAAGCGCTCTGCGATTTCCGCCTCGGTCGCGGGACGCACGCCCTCCGGCTCGTCCTCGCTCGCCACTACGAACGCAGGCGGCTCCGGTGCGGCTTCGACCGGGACGACCTCTTGGCTCTCTACCGGGAGGCTCCCGCCAATCCCGCCTTGGCCGTCCCGGTCCAGCGGGTCCAACCCGCCCGCCTCGACGAACGCCGACCACGCCGTGGGGTGTTTCGCCTGGTCGCCGCGCGTCGCCTCCCGGGGTCCGATCACGTTCCCCGAGTCGATGACGAATTCGAACATCACCGCATCGCCGTCCCGAAAGAACTTCGGGCCGACCTGAGGCAGCATGTTCCGGTCACGGTTGACGGTGCGCGGGTCCATGATCAGTCCGCGCCCTTCGCCTGCGTCGCCATCTCCGCCATCTGGCGCTGCATGTCTTCCATCTGCTGCTTCATGAGGGTCATATTGTCCTCCAGACGGCGGTTCTCAGCGGCCAGCCGTTCGTTACCGGCGTCGCCCTCTGCGTTCTTGACCCACCGCTGGGCCTTCTCGCGCATCTGCCGGCCGCCCATGGGCATGACCTTGCCCATCTGCTCGTCGGACAGGTTGGCCAGCGCCTCGATGGTGCGGACGTGGAAATAGGCCAGTTCCTGAACTTGGCTCTTGGTGACGCCGGGCAGTTGGTCGATGGGCGTTCCGTCAACCGGGGCTTCCTGGTCGGCCTTGAACGCGGCGTATTGCTTCGGCCAGCGCTTCCGGTGGCGCTCGCCGACGATGAACGTCGGGGTGTTGAGCCGGTCACCGGGAATGATGACCTCGACCATCTCCACGTCGATGAAGCGGGGCACGCCCTCGGCTTCGGACCGGGCCTTGTCCTGGATGGTGTCCATGAAGAACCGGGGGATGGCGCCGTCGCGGTCGCGGGCGGAGGTGTCGAACTCGGGTGCGTCGGTGAAGGACATGGTCAGACCTGCTTCTGGAGGTTGGCGCGGACGACGGGCACGACAGCGCCCTCCCCCGCGAATGATGGGCGTTGTTCGTCGACTGAGAGGCTGACCAGCCAGCCCGCCTTGGCGACGTCGGCCAGAGCGCGATTGAGCCGAGTCACCGCCTCGATCACGTCCTCGGCTGGGGTCGGACGCGTAGTGGCCGACAGGAGGCCGCCGCCCCCGATCATCCCTTGGTTGGCCCACACTCTAGCGTTGGCCTCGTGGTCCAGACGTCCACTCATCTCGCTCTCCTGAAAACGGTGTCCCAGCGCCCAAGACGGGCGACAGGCTGGTATCCGCGCTCGGCAAGCCACCCGTGCATCGCGCCGCGCGGAACGCCGTAGAAGGTGGTTTCGAGGCCCTTGTCCTCGATCACGATGGTCGGATTGAACCGCTCAATGGTCTTGGCCCCGCCGATCAGGGCGAAGTGTTCCCCGCCTTCGATGTCCAGCCAGATTGCGGAGCACTTGGCGAGGTTGAGCGCGTCAATGGTGGTCGCCGGAACATCGCCGGTCCCGTAGTCGACCCGATGGGCGGCGCAGTTGTTCTTGTGGACCTCGTGCGGGGCGCAGAACCCGACTTCGGCTCCGAGGCCGGCCTGCGTCGCCACGACGCGGCGGAGAGGGTCGCGGGCCTTCACGTTCCGCTGCAGGCACTCCCAATTGGTCGGGTCGGGCTCGAAGGTGGCGACCATGCTGAAGTGGTCGGCCAGGGCGGCGGGGTAAAGGCCCACGTTCCCGCCCGCCTGGATCACCACGTCCCGTTCGGGCACATGGGTCAGGAACTCCCGCACGTCCGACAGGCAGTCCCCGCCGACAATGGTCCGGGCGGTCACGTCGTCTTCCGGCCACCACACCCCGTCATGCTGGACAATCGGCTTCATGCGGCGGCCCTCTCGTCAGACCGAAGGCGCTTGGCCATATCGGGGATCAGGCCGCTTCCGTGGACGTGGACGGTCACGCCCTCGTCCTTCAGCGCGCGCCACGTCTCCCGGAATTCGTTCGCCTGCCTGACCATCCAGAGGGCGGCCCGGTAGCGCTTGCCCCCCATGACCACTTCAATCGTCTGGTCGGTGTCGTTGAGCGCCTGCGCATAGGCGTGATGCTTGCCGTCGTCGGCGTAGCTGGAGTCCATGCCGTACACATGGACCGTGCGGAAGCCGGAGAAGGTCAGGAGCCAGAGCGTGCGGAGGCCCACCGTCCCCCCGCCCGGCACGAGGACGCAGGGCTTCTGGTTCGGTCCCTCACCCCACCAGGGGGCGAGCGCTTCCTTCATTTCCGCATTGTCGCCAAAGCCGTTGTGCCAGACCACGACTTCCTTACCGGCCAGGGCGTCGAACACATCCGGGTGGCACTGGCTGGCGATCAGGTAGCGAACGCCGTCCGGGGCGTCCTTCACGAAGTCGGCGTTCTCCGGCCTCGCGTCCAGCATGACGTGGGCATGCGGCTTGATCCCCGCCTCGGCCATCATCCGCCAGGCGTTATTTACTGTGATGACCTTGGCCCCGCGCTTGTAGTGCGCCCGGATTTCGGAGATCCGCTCCCTTGCCGACGGGCCGCCCGCCACGAGAACCGCACGACCATTGTGCGGGCCAAAGCCGGTGAACCATTCAAGGTCGCGCTGGACGGCGGACCGCACGTTGGTCAGCAGGTGTTCGGTGCTGACATTGGCCCCACCCATGACGGGAAGCGACGTGAAGCCGCCGACCTTCCAGACATTCGGCACCCAGCCATCGGTGATCTCGTGCGGCTTCGGCCGACCGTGGAAGATGACCGCCTTTGAGCCTTCCGCCGGCCATGCGTGACAACTGCGGTACGACGGGAACCATGGGTCCGGGTAGTGGTCCCACGGGTCCGGGTCCCACCCCATGGCCGATGCGTACATGAGGTATTCCATGTCGCCGGCATTCTTGGCGTGCGACGGAAGCCACGCCTTGGGGATCAGCGGCCCCGGGTTCCAATCGAGGAATGACCGGCTGAAATGCTCCCATGCGCCCCGGTGCTCGCCGTGGTCCCACGACATGACGGAGGTGTTCTTCGCGCCTTCCCAATGCCAGTCGCGGATGATCCCCTTGGTGTCGAGGAGGTCTTCAAGCCGCCCGGTGACCGCGATATCAAGGTCAAGTTGAATGACCCGCTCGCCTTCCTGCCAGGGCATGTCGGGCGAGAAACAGTAGAGCTTCTGCCACCACCCCGGAAGGTTTGGGTCAGACAGGATCGGGTTCACGCCCTTGGGCAACTCGTCTGGCCGGTCGGTGATGCACCAGAAGGCCAGTTCGTGCGTCGTGCGGCTGGCGTTGCGCAGGACCATGTCAAAGAGCACTTCGACATATTCCATGTCGTAGTACGCATCGACGTTCACGCAGACGATGTTCACCCGCATGGGGGTCTCGGTGAGGATCGGGGGCGCGCACCCTCCGGCCTCAATGGTGTCGGATCGCGAGTCGCGGGCTGGGGCGCTGCTCATAGCGGGCCGCTCATTCTGGCCTCCCGGAAGCGTCGGAACGTGGTAAAATGCTCTTCCGCCGCCTCCTTTTGGTCGCGATGAATCCTCGCCAGCTGTTGGAAAGCCGCCGCCAACTCGTCTCGCGTCATCTCTGACACCAAGCGCCCGCGCCACATGACCACCTCGTCTTGAACGCTGCTCATTCGGGCGACCCCACGGGAACAAGTTCATAGACGTCGCTGTAGTGACGCGAGCGCCACACATGCGGCTGGCCGGTCTGGCGTTCGGCGCTACGCTGCATCTCGTCGCGAAGGCCTTCCCAGCGCGCCTTTCCCCATGCCGCCACAAGCAGAGCCGGGACAGCCATGGCGCGGACTTTCGAGGCCGCGACGATATCGGCCGACGCGCCGGGGGTTGGGATGCCGCCCATCAGGCCAGCCCCTGTTGGATGGCGAAGAGGGCGCCGAAGAGGAAGAACAGGAACCACGTCAGCGGCCCACAATCTGACATGGCCGCCCCGGCCCACGCGGCTCCCGCGAACACGGTTGCGACCACCAACGCGGCGTGCAGATCGAACATCAATGCACCCCTTTCGGCAGGATCAGCTTCGTCGGCGCCACAGCCCCGACCAGCTTCCCCTTGCGCTTCTGTGCGTCGAAGAATTCCTTCGCGACCTGCACCATCGCCAGCGCCTGTTCCTGCGACGTCGGGCGCTCCACCGCGTCGGGCGAGATGATCCGATAGCCGGTCTGTGACAGCCACTGGACGTGAGCCCCGATGTAGACGCGGGCGTAGTCGGTCAGGGCTTCGCGGTTCGGATCCGACAGGTCCGCCCAGGCGGCGTCACCCTCTTCAAGGTTCGCTTCGTAGACCCACCGCGCAATCTCTGCGGCGGGTTCCTCGGGGGGCGGCTTGGCCCCATGACCGTTGATGGTGCTCATCTGCTCTCAGCTTGCCCAAGCTTCGAGAGCATGTTGCGCCCGCGCGGGGGTTTCTCAGGTTTGCGCCCACGGAAAAGGGCGAGGCCCGAAGACCCCGCCCCGATCTGTGCCGTTCGCGCTTAGGCGAGCGACGTGCGACGCGCCCAGAAATACTCACCTGCGGCAGCGCCGCCGGGAGCATTCGCGGTCCAGCCCGCCGACCCGGAGTCGGTCGAAGCCGAGCCGGCCGAGGTGATCACAACGGTTCCGACGGAACCAATCGCCTCGTTGGCCTGGACGTACATGTAGACGTATCCATCCGATCCCGTGAACTTCGTCTTGAGACGCTGAGACGGGGTCGAGGACACTTCGCCAACGTCGAAGCCCAGGAGCGGGTCGACGCTGAACACCTCTGCGGAAGTATTGGCGGCCATGGGATGGCCCTCCTTGTTCAGTTTGAGCGGTAGCCCCGCGGCGCATCACGCAACCGCGGGACTGGTTCAGAGCCGACGCTTAGGTCTGGTAGATCACGCCCTGAAGCTGACGGTTGGATGCGGTCATGTTCCCCATCCAGATGATCAGCTGCACGGTGGCGTCCTGGTTCAGCGACCGGACCGTGTCGAGCGGCACCATGTTCCGGTCCCGGTGCGGGCGCCAGAAGAGGTAGTCCGTGTTAAGAAAGTACATGTGGTTGCTGGGGCAACCGCCGCCGATGCCGCCGTCAGCGACAACGTCAGCGTTCATGAACTTCAGGCTCGTAAAGCCCGCGGACGCCATCTCGTCAGAGGTGATGCGCTGGATGGCCTGCAACGACGCCCAGTAGAACTGGTAGTAGTTGGTGTCGGCCATGATCAGGTCGGTCTTGTCCGACTGGCGCATGCACCGCAGGTAGAGGGTGTTCATGCAGCGCTGGATGTTCGCGGCGCTCACAGCCGAGGAAATCTCGGTCGTGGCGTGGAACGTCTGGTTGCGCCAGAAGGTGTAGGTCCCCTGGTTGATGCCGCCAACCGTGCCCGAGGACACAGTGTCGGCCACCAGGAGCTGAAGACCGCCGATCTGCTTGCCCGACGACGCCGTCCCGTCCGAGTACATGTCCTCGGAAAGGTTGTTCTGCATCGTCTTCTCAGCGACCTCGATGCGGCTGTCGAGCAGGTCGAGCAGCGCGTCGGGGCCGGAGTTCTGGGCTTGCTCCAGACCACTGATGGTCACGGCGACCGAGGCCTGCTTCCAGTCGAATTCGGCAGCCGAGATGACGTCAGACGGGCTGACGTTCAGGGTCTCGTAGCCGGAGTAGCGCTGGAAGGTCGAGTTCTCGGCGTAGCTCAGCTCTTGCACGATCGTCCGACCGCCGGAGACGGGCTTGACCTTGCCCCTCTTCGACAGACGCATGAGGATCGCGTTGTTCTTCGACATGTTGTCAGCGATCACCCCGCTACGGTTGCGCAGGGTGGTCGTGACGATTTCGGAAAGGCCGGGAGAGGCCATCTGTCACGCTCCATGTCCCCTCAGGGACGCTGGGCGATCACACCTGCATGCCGTGCTCTCGCATGGCGGCTACCAGGGTGTCGCGGACGGAACCTGGAGGCCCGGCCGGCGCTTGTGCGCCCGGCGCCGGTGCCCCGGTGACAGACCCCGCCGCAGTCGCTGCCGATCTTGCTTTCTCCCGCGCCGCCGCTTCGGCCTTCTTGGCCGCTTCGGCTTGTGCCCGGGCCGCCGCATCGCTCGCAGCCTTGACCGTTTCGGCCTGGCGGAGTTCGCGGATTTCCGGGTTCATCCAGCAGGCCATGTCGTAGGCGTCCTGAAGGGTCTTGGCCCTTCCGGTCTCGATCAGCACCGCGACGTCCTCACGGACATTCTCGAAGTACATGTTCTCAGACCGTGACGCGAACTCCTCGACCATGCTTTGGGCGGAAGTCTGCTTCTCGGATTCGATCTGTTGCTGAAGGGTCTGGACCTGCCGTTGCAGCGGCTCAAGGACCGGCTTCAGGGCGCTCGCCAGATCCGGGACCGCGCCGGGGTTCGACTGCCCCGGGCCTCCCTGGAAGTGGCCGCCGGAAGGCGACTGTCCAAGAGCCTGCGCCAACTGCGCAGGGGCCACTCCGTAGGACCGGGCAAGCTCAAGAAGCCCGTTCACGGGATTGCGGTCCAGCAAGTCCTGCGCCGCGAACAGCGTCTGGATGGCCTGGAACTCATCAATGCCGCGGATCGCGAGCTGTTCTCGGCGTGGCCCAAGAATCTCATCGAAGCGGTTGAGCCGTTCGCCTTTCTTTCCCCACTCGGCCTTGGAGGTCTGAACGCTGTCCTCAAGCTTGGTGAACGCCGCTTGGACGTCCTTGTCGAGGGTTGCGAACTTCGCCTTCACAGCTGCGGGCAAAGACGGCGGGACACGGATCGGCTCAGTTCCCTGGGCTTCCGTGGGCGCCGGCGTTGCGGGCTCGGATTTCTGGTCTTCGGTCGGGGCGGCGGCATCGGCCGGCTTCGCGCCCTCCGAGGTGTTGGGGTCGGGCGCCGTTTTGGGCGCAAACTTGCCTGTCGGGTCACGCAGGCGACCGTTGGCGTCTGGCTCGATCTCCGCAGCCTTCGCGGCCAGGGGATCAGCCGGGGCGCTCGTGGCCTTGGGCTCCGGGGCGTCGCCGGCATCGGGCGCAGCGCCGGTTTCCGGCTCCGGGGTCAGCGGGTCGGTTTCGGTATCCTTGAGGGACGCCATCGTCGCCTCAAGGCTTTCGCGGACACTCGGATGATCGGCCATGCTCTCCTCAGAACCCCAGCTGTTGACGGGTTTGTCGGAGAGTTTCGCGGACGGGCGGGAGGGCGGCGGGCTTGGCCGTCACCTTCTCGTTCCCGACTTCCACGAGGCCGCGCGCTTTCAGGTCGGCCCGGTACTGGCTCTTGGATTCGTAAATCTTCCCGTCGGCCATGGACCGGAACGGGGCGATAGAATCTCCGATGACCATGGGGCCTGCGCCGAAAGCGTTCGGATAGTGGGCCTCGCAGGCTTCCGGCCACGGTTCGGCGAGGTCATGAAGACCCCGGCAAACTCGGCAAACTCGGAAACTGGCGCGCGGCATATAGCTCTCCTGACCCCATGATCAGGCCGGGAGAGGGTTTCTCAGGTTCGCGCCGTTGGTCAGCGCCCAAACATGCCCTTGAAGCCGTCAACCATACGTCCGGGGGCGGCCATGAGGGACTGACCGGCCTGCCCCATGCTGTGCGCCGTGTAGCTCTGGCCGGGGTTGGCGGCCTTCCACTGGTCACGCTTGCGCACCGCCGCTGCGATGGCTTGCGGGTCGAGGCCGGGAGCCGATTGCGGGGCCGGGGCCGCGCTCATGCTCTGGAGGGCCTGCGTCAGGTATGGTGAGCGGTCCATGGCGAGACGATAGCGGTCCTTTCGCCCTACTCAGCAGTTAGCCCGTGACCTCGAAATTGCCGTCCGAGGTGAACGTGTGGATGGTGTACCCACCAGACGACGTGATCGTGCCGCCCGTCGCCTTCTGCGCTCCGAGGTAGCGGATGATGACGATGCCGTCCTGGCCGGCAGACCCCGCGTATTCGTCGCCTCCGACCCCGCCATTCCCGCCTGACCCCGGTGTCGCGGACGCCGAACCGCCTGCACCCGCGCCGCCGACTGCATAGGTGACACTGGACCCTGAAATGGAACTGGCCACACCCACGCCACCCGCCAGGGATGGGGCGCCCGGCGCTGCCCCGCCAGCACCACCACCACCACCCGGCCCCGCACCGCCGTCATAGCCCTCGCCGGGCACGCCCGCGCCGCCCGTGGTCACCGCACCGTTCGCGCCACCGCCGCCCGATCCGCCCGCCTCGCCGTCGTCTGGTGGAGTTCCCCCCGCGCCGCCGCCGGTCGTGCTGACGACGCCCGCAATCGCGCTGGCGCCACCGTTGTTCTGGATTGCGCCTCCGGCCCCGACCGTGATGGCGTAGATGTTGCCGCGCGCTAGGCCTGCGGGTCCGGTCTTGAGGCCACCCGCCCCGCCACCGCCGCCCTCACCGAGGCTTAGCGGAACGGCTGTGCCCCCGCCGCCGCCACCTGCCACCACAAGGTAATCGACCTGTAGCAGTCCGCTGAACAGCGCGAGAAGACGAAGGACGCTCACGAGAACGCACGGCCCCCTAGGAAGCCCAGCCAGTTGGTTCCGCCGTCGAAGGTGATGAAGCCGAGGACGTGCTTACCGTCCCCAAGCGAGGGCGCAGAGCCCCCGGCCCAATCGACACTGGCTGGCCAGGTCGGAACCGCGCTTGAACTGATCGTCAGCTCAAGGATGAATCCCATCCCCTTTGACGCGGTCGGATTGTCGAAGGTGAAGGTGGTGTTGCCGCTGATCGACTTGGTGAACCACTCCGCCACGCTTACGTCGATGGAAGTGGACGCCACCGCCTGGACGTTCGCCGTGGTCGACCCTGAGAACGTCATGCCCCCGGTGATTGTGGGTGCATTCGAGGCCGCAGCCCCGATGTTCGTGCGGAACGTGGTCGCGTTGGCGACCTCCGACCCGTTGTTGGCCACCTGAAAGACCGCAGACGCAGCCAGGACCGCCGCCGACCCCAGGCCCAGATTGGCGCGGGCCGAGGACGCACTGGCCAGATCACTCAGATTGCTGGCGACGGTCAGGTAGGTCGACGAGATCGAGGACGCGACCGCCGCCGTAAAGTCGGCGTAGGTCACCTTTTTCAGCGGGCCGCCTGTCGGGTAGGCCGCGAAAAGGTCCGTCGCTGTGAACGATCCGAGCGACGTGAGCTGGGAATAGTCCTTATCGGCCATGGGCGGAGTATCGGTCCGCCTTGCGCGTTCTCAGCGGGGTGCGTCGCTACTCAGCGTCAGGAGTGGCCCTTTGGGTGGCTTCCTCGCGGGCCAACTTCTCTTCGATGGCGTCGCGGATGAACTGCGCGTGCCCGGTACTGCCCAAGACTTTTCGCAGCCGCTCGCGGGTGCCTCTTGGGAACCGAGTCTCGATCCGCTCTGCCATGCCGTCTGATAGCGCGATCTCGTCCAGCGAGGGGAGCACGTATTCCGGGTCCATCTCGTCAGTCAGCGCCTTGTTGACGGCGGCGAGAGCTTCCTCGCGTGTCGCGTCAAACCATTCGCCCGACAGGTGCCGATCTCTCAGCAGCCAGTGCGCATATCGCTCGGCTGAGATCGCCTTCACTTGGGCCATACGCGAGACGCCCAGCAGAATGAACCGGGACCCGTACTTGATCTGCAACTGCCTAGCGCGCTCCTCCGGCTCGACCGAGCGGCCCACTTTGCAGGGGCCGCCCTCGACGCCTAAGACGTAGACGCACTCGGTAGCGGTTAGCCGTGCGGGCGCCGTCACCGCCCCACCTTCCGCTGCTGCGCCTCGTCCCGCGCCAGCTTCTCGTCAATCGCGTCGCGGACGTAGTCCACCCTCGCCTCTTTCGCCTTCAAGGCAGCGTCAAGTCGAGCCGCCATTTCGGCCGAGAGCGGAAGCGTAATCCGCACGTCGTACTTCTTCTTGCGGCCCATCACCGTGGCCTTGCCGTATGTACGAATATCCGTCAACGCTCACCTATTTCGTATGCACGTTATTGACGGGATAGCATATGTACGTTACCGGCTCAATCGTAGATACGAAAAGAGGGCCGCCTATGAAGACCAAACCAAAACTCTACCGTGCGACTCACAAGGCCCGCGACGGCCTCAAGGGCTACGGCGAAGGCGAGACCGCCGAAGAGGCCCGCGCCGCTGCGATCTGTGACGCCCACGACCGTCCAACTCTCGAAGGCGAGCGGCGCCCGATCCTCGACACCGACGCCAAGGGCTTTGATGACGCGCTCCTGATGACCGCGTTCTTCATCATCGCCGCCCTAATCGGCCTGATCGGCTGGCTGATATTCGGCGCGCCTGACCTCTCCGCCTTGCGCAAGCCGGGCTGAATTCTCGCCTCGCGCGTGTAGCGGGTTGACGCAACCCGTCAGCGGGAGTTGGCTGCGCCCCCTTGTGGAGGGCAAGCCATGCGACGTTTCATCGCTGCGTTGGGGGCTGCGGTCATGTGCGCCGCGCCCGCCAGCGCCGCCGTCATTCTGGACCAGAGCGGCTTCACGTCGGACGACGTTCTGGTCTTCACCTTCGACGCTGACAACCGCCAGCACTACCTTTTGGAGACGTCATTCGGCGAGCGCCCTATCCAAGTGGACCGGGGGCACAATTCGCAGGGGGCTTACTACACCTATCGCGGGCCAACACTGATCGACGCCAACGACTTTGACTTCTTTGGCTTCGACCACATGCGCCGAATTGACGGCGCGCACTTCAAGGTGTTTGGGGCCAGGACCCGCCACACGGATCGCGGCCTTACGACCTACTACAGCTTCGACGACATTGACGCCTATCTTGCGTTCTTCTTCGATCAGCCATCCGGCGTGAGCTACCACGTCCGCGTCACGGAAATTCCGCGCGTTCTCCCAGAGCCCTCGACGTGGGCCATGCTGATCGGCGGGTTCTTCGGCGCGGGCGCCATGGTCAGGTCGAGGCGATATAGGTCCCCGCGCCCTTCGTAAACGTGCCGCCGAGCGAGCCGCCGTTCGATAGGCCTGCGTTCCAGGCCGCCGCATCCCCGGTGAGGAAAATCTTCGGCTGGTAGCCGAGCGCGCCCGACCCGTTCGTCAGGTTGATGTTGTCCGCCGTGAAGCCGTCGCGCACGCCGGCGTCGCTGAAATCCGGCATGGTCAGCGTGTTGTCGCCCCAATGCATCCAGACGAAGGCCATGTCGCCGCCGTTGACCACGGACGCCCCGTCGCCTTCGGCAAAGATGCCGAGGCCCGCGCCGGAGAAGATGTTCGCCGTGGTGAAGGTCGATCCCGAGGCGAAGGCGCTCGGGTCGACTTTTCCGAGAAGCGTCCCGTCCAGCCACCATTGCTGCGCCGAAAGGTCGGTGTCGCCAAGATGCACGTCGCCCTTGATGAAATGGGTGTGCCACTCATCGTCCGGCGTCGTATCGGCGCGATATTGCCAGATGGTCGAACTGCCGAGTTGGCCCCGAAGGGTCGTGGCGCTCGGGTTGTAGATCTGGAACTGCGCCGGGGTTCCGCCGCCCAGGATGCGGATGTTCGACGTCGGGGTTGTGGGCCCGCGATAGCGGAACACCAGAATGAACCGCGTCAGGCTGCTTTCCAGCGTGGGCGCCGTGCGAACCGAGTAAGCCGCGCTGTCGTTGTTGACCTCGCTGAAGCTGGCGAGGCTGGCCGTGGTGATCGAGAAGCTGGCCTCGGTTCCGTTGAGGTCGGCGGTTGCGTAAACCGTCGTGGAGCCGCTGGCGCTGGACGTCCGACGCAGTTGCAGGAACTTGCCGCGATAATCGCCCGTCGCCACCGACGACGACCAGGACGTCGGATTGGAGTCCATAGCCTCGTTGTCGGCCACACGCCATTCCGTGCCAGTCCCCGGGGTGATCGTCACACTGGCCGTCCCGCCCAGGATGCGAGAGGCTGCCGACGTGTAAACCGTATCGACCGTCGCGCCCGTTTCCACCGGGAACCACGTCATGGTCGGCATCTGCGACAGGTCGATGGTTTGGGCGGCGAAGTCCACGAGTCCCACCGCGCCCTTGCCTTCGTAGGCCACGAGGGGGGTGTAGGCAGTCTGCGCCGCCGCGACCGTCGCGGGCAGGCTGTCGGGGTCATCGAAGACCGTCGCATAGCTGAGCGGCGAGCCGTCCCGATCCACTGTGACGTTCGGCCAGGTCAGGAAGTCGCTGTCGGGGTCCGAGGCGCCCGCATAGCCCTCGCTGATGTTGTTCGCGACGATGGTCCCCGGATAGACCGAGGCGTCGCTGGAGATGACGATCGTGTTCCCACTCTCGGCCGTGTCCCAGGCCACGATCGTATTCGCCGCGAAGGGCAGCCAGCGCGAGCCCGAGCATGACACACCGTTGCCGTGGCCCCTCATCAGGAAGAAGTTCGCCGTGACACCCAGGCCCAGCGCGCCCGCCGTGAAGGCCGTGTCGGGATCGCCGGCCGGGATGTCGGTCAGCATGACGCCCTGGAACTGGCCGCGGGCGGCGCCGATGATCCCGACGTTACCGTAAATGTCGATCGGGATCAGGCCTTCGGTGATCTCCGGTGACGGGATCGTCACGTCGTCGTCGGCGAAGACCTGCACCACGTCCGCGTGCGGGTCGCCAGGATCGCCGGGGGAGAAGATCGGCCGGGTTCGGAAATTGAAGCTGACGTCGATGTTCTCAGGCGGCGCGAGGCCGATGGCGAAGGATACGCTGTCCTGATAGATCAGATCGAAGGTGTTGCGGCGGATTTGCATGCGGCCCGTGCTCGCCATCCATGCGCCGATCTTCACGCCCTCGCCCAGCAGAGAGAACGTGCAGTCCTCGATGGTCAGTTGCCCCGTGATGTTCGGCGGCCCGCCGTCGCCGCCTGGGTTGTAGGCCTGGATGCCGTACTTGAAGTATTCGCCGGCCTTCTCTTGGCCCGTCCAGCTACAGATGCGCCCGACGCCCGACTGGACGTAGCCAGAACCGCCAACAAGGTTGTTGATCGACGTGATGACACCGCTCACGACGTCGAAGTCCGCGGACGCTCCCGTACCCGACGCCCCGCCCGCGCTGCCATCGAAGATGACCGCGTAGTTGCCGTCCGCCAGGTCCACGTTCCGCCGCGACGCCACCAGGGCCGTGATGGTCCCCGACCCATCGACGGTCGGCCACAGCGCCGCAAATTGCGTGTAGCGGTTGTCCACGAAGAACCCGTTCGCGGTCGTCGCGCTCAGGTCCGTGGGATCGAAGGCGAAGTCGATGTCGCCTTCCCAGTTGCCCCGTAGCTGGCAGTTGCGCAGGGTGACGTCGCCGATCTCAAGACCAAGCCGGATGCACGGGCCGTTCGCCGTATCCCATTGCGCGGTCGTGAACTTGATCCCGTCAAACGACAGGTTGCCCGACGCACGGATGATCGCCCGCTCAAAGCGCGGCGTCCCCACACCTACGATTTCACAGGTCGAGGCGGGCGTCAGGCCGTTGAAGTCAGGCGTGGTGTAGGTCCCCGCCATGACGCCCACGCGCTTGCCGGATAGCGTCGCCGAACCCAACGCAATGACAGCGGCCAGCTCGCTATCGTCGGTGACGATGTAGTCGAAGGTGCTGGCGTCGAACGTGCCCATGGACGCGAAATTGAAGGCGGCGTTTGCGTCAGCCAGCGATTGCTGCGCCTCCGCCAGGTTCGTGTAGGCCGCCGACAGCTTGATATTGATCCATGCCAGCATGCGCCCGTTGAACGGACCGGCCGGAATGTCGGCCAGGTCGAACAGCCGGTGCCAATCGCCCTCGTAGGTCTCCGCAGACCCGGTGACAGCGCGGATGCTGGCTTGGCGCAGACCTTGTTGGCTCATGACGCCATAATCGCGTGTCTGTTGGCGTTCTCAGCCCGTCGCGCTAGGCGGCGAGCGGTCGAGCGGGCCAGCGGCTGATGTTGGCCATCGCGAAGTCCACCGCGGCTTCGATTTCCGCGTCCGTCGCGGTCGAACCGTCTGCCTCAAGGTCCCGCACCCGCTCAATCGCAGCGGCGCGGACGGCGTCTCGGTCGTAGACGTCCACCTTCGTTCCCACGATGACAGACAGGACGCCCCAGCTGAACATCTGGCGGCCTTGCTCGGTCATGCCCTCCCACGTGCTTTGCGCGGACCAGGGTGACTTGGCAAAATGCTCTTTGCACAGGCGTTCAAAGCTTGGAGTGGTGGCTTCCTGCATCGTCTTCTCTCCGTTGCCCTACACGCTCACCTGTGGAACCGGGTCACGTCCACCCATGATGACCTTCAGCTCGTTGTCCTGCGCTCGGATGGCCTGGTCGCCCTGCTGGACTTGCGCCTCAATCGCCGCCCGCTGGTTCTCGCCCTGCTGCTTGACCTGCTCGCGCTGGAAGTTGATTTGCGCCACCTCGACCGGCGTCTTGTCCGGGGGTGGCGCGGCGGCCTCGCCTTGGGGCTGTTGCGCGCCCTGCTCCACGATCTGGTCAATCGTGCGGTCGATGATGTCTTCAAGCTCACGGCCAGCGCGGAACCGGCGCGCGCCCCACTTGATCATCTCGCCCATGAGCGGGGCCAGGGCCGGTTGCGCCGCCACCGCA